ATCGGAGACGCTAGCGTCCACAAGCATAAGACCATTAATTTTTAATCCGCTAAATGCACCTTGACCATTGTTTTTATAAGCCCAAACATAGTTAAGAGTAATAGCAGTGCCGTCGTAAAGAGTTTGCCAGCCAACATTTGTGTTGCTGGTAATCACAGAAGTGGCACTGTTGTATCCAGCATCTGTTGTGTAAGCACCGTTAGTATAAATTTCAAGCTTAGTTACACCAGTTAGTGCAGTGCCAGGTCTAAAAACAATTGTTTTGAGAGTTTCTGCTGCGTATGTTTCGTTTGATCCTCTATTGGTATTGCCGTTAAATGGTAACGTAGCCGGATAGCCCGAAAGAAAACTTTTTGCTGTAACTGTTGGTGCGTCAGAAGGTGTGCCAGCAGTATAAAGAACGTTACTCCACGTCTGGCTGTTATACCAGGCACTGCCTGCCGCGTTTAAGTTATTAACAGAAAAGTTGTTGCCTGCTCCGCTGCTGTCAGTTCCTAGCGCCGAGTTAGAACTTGTATCCGAGAAGTCAAGATGGAAACCATTAGTACCATACGTTCCACCAAATTCCTTCGGTTGCCATACATTTGAATCGTCAAGTTCTCCGAAGTCAGTTGGTGCTAGGGCTTGACCGTCGATAAAGTTGATGTCGGCTAGGTAGCCGTCTAAATACATACTGCCGCCTGGCTGATTCCTTCCTATGCTGTGCGCATTTGTTGAGTTAAAGAAGCTATCATAATTTAGCGTTGGGTTAACAATTGTTCCGGCACGTGTTTGCTCTTGGCCGTTAACGTATATTTTAATTCTGTCAGTGCTCGTTGACTGAGTGCTATCGAAAGCTAAAACTACATGATACCAAGCAGACACGTCTCTAAAGGCTGCCGAAGTTTGCACCTGATAATTTGTAGAGCTAGTATATTCTTGCAAAAACAACTCGTCGCCTGGAAGAAGGTATAGGTTTGCGTAGCTTCCAGGTCCGGCACTCCATAAAACTTGATACACGCCAAGCTTGGAACGCTTTAGCCAACCGCTCCAAGTCCACGTCTTTCTATTACCCGCAGAGCTTGGAGTTCTGCTTAGATAACTTGATGCAGTGCTGTCAAATCTAAGGCTTCTAGGTATATCGTAAGCTCCTGCTGCTGCTGTCGATGCAAGAAATAGCGGTGACGCGCTTCCAGGAATACTCATGAGACGTTCAGCAATGAAGTAACTGTAATGCGCGTAGCACTTTCGCAATAATAAGCCAAAATATCAACAGCACCTCCCGTCGTCGTTAAAACTGGCGCAGTCGCTCCAGCAAACTTGTACTTCGTCCCGGCATAAGCAAGCGTCCTGCTTCCCGTTCCATCCTGCGTGACAACAATCACACCAGACTGACCAGCAGTCACGTTTGTTGGATCGCCTAGTGTCCGGTTTCCGCCGAGCGTCACGCTGAAGTTATTTGACAAGCTCAAGTCCACCGCAATCGTTGCCCCATCGCTCAAGGCAACAACCGTTCCACGCTGTGCCTTCGTGAAGCTTTGAGCAACCGCTAGGCCAGCAACCGTTGTCGTTGCATCAGGCAACGTAACCGTCACATCAGCTGTTGGGTTACAAGTCAACGTCAGCTCATGAGCGTCGGCAGACGTGCCCTCCATCACGATGTTTGCATTAAACGTCGCAATACCCGCAAAGGTTGAAGTGCTGTCGAACGTTGCAACGCCGGTCACATCTAACGTTCCAGGAACATCAACATTGCTAGTGAACTCAACTCCGCTGCCGCCAGAATCGGTTTGTAATAGTTGACGGGCTGTGCCGTTACCGAGCTTGCTGACTGCGATCTCAGCAGAAGCATTGATGTCGGCGTCAAGGATTGCACCATCTGTAATCATCGTGCTAGTGATACTTCCTGTATCACCAGTCGTGACAACCGTTCCAGTCACATTCGGTAGCGTGATGGTCCGGTCAGCGTTTGGGTTGGAGACCGTCAGTGTGGTCTCATACGCATCAGATGCGCTGCCCTCGAAGACAATCGTTCCGTTCGTGTCGATGGTGACGTTGCCCGTAAACGTTGGGCTAGCAGCTCCAACTTTTTCGGTGTCAAGCTCTTGCAGCGCAGCCTGAACATCAGTTGCGGCAATGTTTCCCGCAGGTGTGACTGAAATGTTACTGGCGGTTTGTCCAGCAATAGCGTTGGAAACGTCCACCAAGCTGAACGTTGTTCCTGTGCCAAGGCTCACCAACATGTCTGGTGGAGCCAAGCTCACGCCAGGTGCCGCGCCAGAACCAGTGCCGCTTACATCAACCACAACGTAATAGTTGAGGTTGGTGACCGCAGGGCTAGGCAATGCACTGCCTGCCGTAAAACCAGCAGCAGAACCAGCAGTTGTTACGCTGGCAAGCAAATTGCTGCTTGCGTTATAGATTCCAGCAAGAACTAAGTTGCCGCTAATAACAGTAATTGGAACGAATGAGTTCCCCGTATGAACGTATAGATCTTCGTTTTTCTCGTCATAGAAGAACTGACCCTTAAAGTCAGCCGTTGGGAAGGTAACAATGTTGTCAGTTGCTCCCGCACCACCAAACTTGGTAACAGAACTGTCGGCAAGCTTCGACCCATCAATCGAGCTGTTCTGAATGCGGGCAGACGGGAAAGCGCCTGTTGTTGTTTTGCCTGCGTCCAGCTCTGGAACGTCAGCCGCTGCAATGTTTGTCGCTGAACTTATGTGCCCTTGAGCGTCAACCGTGACCTTGGTAAACGTTCCAGGCGTAATCGAATTGGTGTGATTCAGCTCGCCGCCAGAAGCAACGGTTAAACCTGAGCCAGGGAAGACAGCGCCTCTCGTAGAGGAAGCCGCTTCAGGCATGTCTGCTGCTGTAACCAAACGGCCACTGGTGATCAAGCCGTTGGCGTCATATTTGGTGAGCTGAAATTCAGTTGTGTTCGCGCTAACGGTGTTATTAACGCGAATCTCATTGCCACTCATCACCAGGCCATTGCCATTGACGGCAACACCTCCCTTGTTCGATGTCGTTGCAACAGGTAAATCCGTGCCCGCAATAGCCCTATAGGCAACCGCTCCACCGGCACCAGTAGGCCCACCAAGGAAATGAGCGGCTGATGTCGTGTTATCTAGCGTTGGAGTGATCGTGACCTGATCACCGCTTGTGCTGATGTTGATATTGACCAACCCAGAGCTGCTGCCAACAATTGTGTTGACCGAACCGGCACCCTTAACGCTCTGCCAAGCAGAACCGTCCCAGATATAAATCTTATTGTCGTCAGTGTCTAAAGCGATCTGTCCGGTAAACGCACCAGCACCCGGCAGGGTTGTGACAAGGTCAACGGTTGCCTCGTCAGCGATCTTGGCAGCCGTAACAGCGTTGTCAGCCAGTTGAGTCGCTGTGACCGCGCTATTTGCAAGCGCAGTTCCTGCAATCTCTGCCGATCCAAATAAAATCTTGGCTCCAGGTATCCCACCACTTGAAATCAGATCAACGCCTGAATCGATCAGGGCGCTGACTGTAATTTTCTTGGTTTCAGATGCGCTTGAATCGACGATGGCAAGCTCATCAGCCGCAGCCAGGTTTCCTCCGGTAAGGGCCGAAAGATCACTAATTTTCAGGTCAGCCATTAGCGGTCATTCCTCTGCGGTTACTGGTCGGTCTCTAGGAGCAGTTTAGCGTTAGCATCCTGATCCAAGAGTATGTCATCCCCACTTTCCTGCAAGACATCACTCGTTGGATCAATTTTCATCCTGATCTGGATTGCTCCAGTAGTAATAAAATCAGCAGTGAATTGAACGGTTGTGGAAGGCGAAAACTGAACAGCGCAAGCCGTAAGCACTCCAGTAAGCTCATACCAGATCTCATCATCAGCCGTTCCAGCTGCCCCACTGGGGTTATAGCTGTTTGTTTTAATGTAAAACTTTCCGCCGAACTGACTGCCAACGCGAGTCCTTAAAGAAAGCTCCAACAAGTAATGCGGAAGCTCATTTGTGGTGTCGCCGGTATATTCCCAAAAGCAAGTCATCCGGCCAGAGCCAGACATTAACGTGCTGATCCTGCTCCTAAACTCATCTGACAGCGTTGTCGTGTCAACGGTTTCCCGTTCAGTATTAAGCTCAAAACTGCTGACCTGAGCCAGCAAACGGCCTGTACTGTTCTGCACCGCAACCTTGATTGGGATGTCATTCCCTGGAGCAGCAAGCGTAACTGCGTTTGCAGTCCCTCCATTAATTGCGTTAGCAAAACTCGTGTAAA